TTTTACAGTTCTGCCATCGTTTAAGTTCACTTTAACATATCCTTTTTTATCTTGTATGTCATCTATTAATTCTGTTACTTCATCAAAAGGTGCATAAACTTTTACCGAGTGAATGTTAGGATTTAATATTTTTTGTATTGAAATAACGCTATTTGTAATATCGCCACTATCTGATAAACTTTGACTTTCTCCAAACTTTTGAGTAATTAAATTGCCATTTGTCTTAAAAGAAGCTGTTTTAATTATTCCGTTTGGTTTAAACTTTGTTGCTGTTGCTAAATATGGAAACCAACGTTGTATATTTCTTGCCCAGCTATAATCTAAATTTGAGTAATCCGTAGGATTTGCAACTCCTTCTATTAAAGTATATCCCTCGTTTGTTTGATTGGTATATAGTACATCGGTAAAATACCATCTTAGTTTTATAAACTCTTCCCCTGTAAATGTAGGCACTCCAACAACTTTATCTAATTCCAATATTGTTGAAGTAATTGATATGACTGTATAAACTCCAGCGTTTGTGCCTAAGTCAATATAAAAAGCATCTCCAACTTTGAAACCTAATAAAGTCCAGTTAAAATCAATTCCATCTCCATCAATGTTATTGTTTAATATTTTTAGATTATTAGTTGTAGAGTCAACTTGTTGAAGCAACACCGCACTAAAACCACCCTCGCTACTTGGTGCAAGTGGAACGCATTTTAATAAAAACAAATTGTCATCATTCTGTAATGATGTCGTTTGTTGATTATCAAACGCCCTTTGTCGAGCTTGTTCAATCAAAAACGCACTTCTAATATGATTGATTTCTACTTTTAAATTGCTATCAACTGTATCTGTTATGAATTTTTGAGTTTCAGTATGTACATCATCAATAGAGTTTTGTCCGTTTGTTTCTCTTTCGGAACTTGACCGCTTATACTTAAAATCAGCAGTTTTAAGAGTGTATCTTTTGTTATACTTAGTGTTTGTGCTAAAACTTGGTAACTCTTGAAATTCAGCCAATAATTCATCGGTATAAAATTCATTATAAGGCAGTATTTCAACTGTATTTGGATTGACTTGATAATCGCTACAAGTTTCATCAGTAAATCCGATTAACTCTTTGAATTTATTGTTAAATGGTTTATCTGTAATTTGTCCTAATAATAATCCGTTAAAAGCGAAATTATCGTAATGCTCTCCGTTTACATCATAATCGGGTGCAATTACTTCTACATCGGCTAAACTTTTAACATTGTGCTTAACTAAATCAATTAATCGAACTCCTTTTACGATTGTGTCTATTGAAGTAGAAGTTACTGTAAAAGTTATTTCAGAGTTTATAATATTAAAATCAACAAAACTAGTATTATTTAAAGCAGAGTAGCCACCATATAATATTTCTCCAGCATTTAAAATAATGTTTGAATTAAAATCAATATTTAAATCAACATCAATATAAGTTGAAGATGTTAAAGGAACTTCTATAACTTTTTCAAAATTCTTATTCAAGTAATTTTCAAAAAATTGACTTGGTTCAGATTTCATTATATAATAAATAAAATTTTCAGCATTTCCATTTCGGCTTCTCATACTAGCTTTAAATTTTATTTTTACATTAATTTGATTTATTGTAGTATTAGCTTTTATTAATTTATTAGATTGTCCTTCCGAAACGTTTATGTAATTAAAACCTCCAGCCATTAATTCTTGTAAAGTCATTTCTCTATTTACACCATCTAAAGGGTGATAAACAACATCTGAAAAAGCAGTTAAAGTGTTATCTATTTCGGCTAAAACTATATTTCTATTTAATGATAAAGAGTAAAATTTTGCAACTGTTAAGCTACTTATTGCAAATGACTTTTCATAAATACTTTGTTGTATTATTGGCTTTGACTTTAAAAGGATATTAGTAGTTTCACAAGGAGTTATCGTTCTACCATCTAAAGCTGTATCATTAAAAGCATCTACATCGGTATCTTCTAACCGCTTTATAATTTCTCGATTGGTATTTTGAATTATCTTAACTTTGATATTATCAAACTCAACACTTGCAGTTGAATAGCTGAATATTCCAGTACTAAAAGTAATATTGTCTTTTTGTATAATATACTCGATTTTTCCCTCATAACCCTCGTTATTAAAAATGTCAATCAAATAATCAAAACCTAAAGAAGCGTTGTTAAATATGTTTCCATTAGGTAATATTTGAGTTATTGTCATTTGCTCAAAGAAATCCCTTGTGAAAGTTAGTTCAGTATCCTCATTAGCGATTATTATGTCTCTACCAAAACGTTTGTCATCTTGCTTTACTTTATAACTAGCTTTGTCGAAGCCAATCGGCTCACCTATTTCAATAGTGCCAATATCGGGTAAACTAATAAAATTTAAAAAATGCTTAAACATCTATTCCTTTATATGTTAAAACGTTATTCAATAACTCCTTTGTTTCAGCTTGTTTGCGTAAATATTTACGCTCTCCACGTTCATCTCTTACAATAGTTAAACCTTCTTTATTTGCAATGGTATTCGCTAAAGACTTAATTTCATTAGTAATCTTTTCAGCATCTAAGGAAACCTCAACTTTCGGCATTACTATTCCATTACCTAAAAGCATATTGTTTAAATTAGAGTTAAACATCATAGCTTCGGTATCAGCATTAGTAAATACTTTATCGCCTTTATTTAAGTAAGTGTATTGCGCCCCTTTGTCGTTACCTAAACTTTTTACTTTACCACTTTTATCGGTTATAATCTCACGCCCTTTTTCTTGTGTTATTGCCCATCCTTCGGGTGCGTTGTCCGTTCCTTTTGCAAATTGTGGCGGTGGTTGACTTGCAACTAAAGCTAATTGCGCTGCACCAATAGCACCAACTAAAACCGCTAAAGGTATTCCTGCTGGTGGTGGTGTTTGTGCTAAAGTAGCTATAACTGCTTGTGCTGTATCTGTTATTATATTAAATATTGCTAACTTCTTTTGTGCTTCGGCTTGTCTTTTTTGTATTTGCGCTCTTCTTTCCTCATACTGTCTTTCAATCTCTTCTCTAGCACTTGCACTTTCTCCAGCAAATAAAATAGCAATATCCCTTTCTTTTTCTAAATTTGCTAATTGAGTTTCAAATCTTTGATTTGATATTTCAGCCAAAGTGTTTATTAATTCTTGTGATAAATCTGTAACTTCTTGGCCGTATTGTTCCCAAAAACCTTTTGACTCTTCTAATGATGTTTGAACACTATTAGAATATCTATTCATAAATTCATCAACTCCAGTCGTTGTTATTACTTTACTAGGGTCTTCAATTAAATCAATAGATTGTTGTACCCCTTCAATAATGGTTTGAAAGTCTTGAAACTCTTTATTTGTATTAGAAGTTTGTTGTTGTAAATCTTCAAAAGCTTTTTTTTGTTCTTTTAGTTTTGATAATAATCCTTGTTGTGTTTTTGGTTTTTCAAAATTTTGTATCTTTGTTCTTTCTAAATACTCCTCTCTTAATTTTTTAATTCTTTTTTCTCTTTCCGCTTCTGTTTCTTTTATGCTTTGAGTTTCTTTTTTATTTTCATCATTCATTTGTCTTTGAAAAGACAAAGTGCCTTTTACAATACCTTCATAAAAACCTAATGATTTTGCTAATTCTCTTATTTTTATATTTGTTTCTTCTAAGTTATTTTTTGCTTCTTTATATTCTTTAGTGTTTCCAAAAAAATAAGGATTATCTTTTTTAACCTGTGCTATTATTTTTGATTGTTCTTTTCCATAATCTTGAAGCATAGAAATTTCCCAACCTAAAGCATTAGTTTGTTCATATGCATATTTTCTTTTTAACTGTGCAGTTTTTATAAGTTCGTTATCAGTTTGTATAGCTTCTTTTTTTATGCTATTTAATTCATTTAAAATCTGTTTTTCGCCCCTTGCTTGATTTTCTAATTGTATTGTTAATGCGTTTTTATCTGGACTTATCAACTCAATAAAATCAGTTGCTAAATCAATAGCTTTTTTGAAAAAATTACCTATTGCATTATCTCCTTTATCTAATTCAGCTATAAAATTTCTCCAAGCGTTTGTTAGTCTATTTTGTGAAGATGTCAATGTTTCAATTCTATTGACATTCATTATTCCATAGGTTTTTTCTAATTGTTCAGCAAACTTTGGCAAAACTTCCGAAGCAATTAATTGACCTGATTTCATCATTTTAGCTAATTCCTTTTCAGTAACTCCAACCGCCTCAGCCATAATACCAAAAGCACCAGGTAACGCTTCCCCTAACTGACCTCTTAACTCTTCCGCTTGAATAGTTCCTTTAGACATCATTTGGTTTAGTGCTAAAAATGCTCTTTGTTGACTTTCCACGCTTAACCCCATTGACGCACCAGCTTTAGTAATACTTTCAAATATTTTTTGAATTTCATCACCAGCAAGTTTGTCTTTTGCACTTACATAAAATTGAGTAAATTGTTTTGTCAAAGAATTTAACTCAACTCCATATCTTTCAGAAATATCATTTAAAAATACTTGTTGCTTATAAAAATTATCTTGTGTTCCAGTTACTAATAATAAAGCATTGTTTAAAGATTGTATTTCTTTTGTTTGTTGAAATATATCTTTAGTGATTAAAGCAAAAGCAGTAACACCACCAACAACGCCAAAAGCACTTAATAAATCACGCCCTAATCCAATACTTCTTTCGTTTGTTCTGTTCCATTTACCTACTGCGTTATCAGCTGCTAAAACTCTTGTTTGAAGTTTTTGAAATTCTTGTTGAGCTTGTCTTAATTCTCTATTATATTGCTTTTGTGTTTGTTCGGCTGTTCTACCTCTAGCAATAATATTTTGTACTTTTTCAGATGC